CTGGTTACTTAATAGTATGAAAGGTCATGCGTGTCCTTGTGGCGAATCTGAACTGGTATGTCTTGAATGGCATCCTCACGATAAAAAAATAAAGGCATTAGTATTTAGACATGGTGCTAAAACAAAAGAAAGAAAACAAGCACAACTGTTAATAGAAGGATCAGAGGTCGTGTGCCACAATTGTGTGAGTAAGATTGATAATGGTCTTGCTTCATTTATTCTTTAATGTGTCTCCTTATTAAAGAAATCTGGATAGTTTTCAACAGGCCTCCAATAATCACCGTCTTCATCCACAAACGGAACTATATTTTCTCCATAATGAACACCATCATCTATAAAACCAAACGGTGCCATATCAGCTTCAATTGATTCTCTCTGACTATCATAAAGTCGTTTACGGATATCTTCATCAGTCAAATCCTTAAAGTATTGTTGATCTGTCAACCACGAAAAGAATACTAGACACATCACCAAATCATCAGTAGAACCTTCCTCAGCCTCAAAAGATGCACCTTTCTGTATAAAGGTAGATAGTTCAACAACAATATCAAAATCTGGTATTATTAACTTATCACCTTCAATTAATTGTTTTAGATTAGAACACCCAATTCTTTTTAGAGATTTTGTAGTTCTTACACCCAAATCAGTTTGACCATCACCAAACCCACCACCAACAACTTGACCCAATCGCCCACGCAGTTGAGTCATTATAATATTCTCATAAGCCATATCGTGATGTAGTGCGTCTGCAATCTGACCACCTATATCATTAATCTCTACTAGTACTTGAGAATCATTATAAGATTTTGCAGTTCTGTAAATAATATCTGGAAATATAAGAGGTTTGATTTCATTGTTTCTATATTTCGCAACTATTCTATAAGGCATCTTTGTAATATCAATCACAACAAATGCGCTATAGTCATTTGCACCACCCCTCGCCACATCGACAGTCATACAATATTGATGATCTTTTTCTGGTCTTTGCCATACATCAAAACCAGCACTACGCTCTATAGGATCCATATGTGCTATGGTCTGTATCTTAGCCGGGTTTATAAGAGTATCAACACTTCCAAGGAACGAACATTCAAACTCTTGTAAGAATTGTTGCTCACTTGTATTTTTTATCGTCTGTTCTTTCCATTCCTCATCTCTACCAGGCACCTCTGACCAATGTACTTCTATAGGTACAAATTCTGATTTCTTATTAACAGCATCTGTCCACATCTTATAGTACATATTCATACCGTGTGGAGTTGATACTATCATTACCTTTGAAGATTGTCCTGAAGTGATCGTTGGGTAAACTGAACTAAAGAACTGCTCTGCAATGTTGCTGGGAATAAAAGCAAACTCATCAAGGAATATGATGTTATAAGAACCACCACGAACAGCAGAAGCAGAAGTTGATGCAGCAAGTATTTTGGATCCATTTTCCAACTCCAAAGAACCTTTATTCCAATTCATAACACCCATCTGCATCCATCCGGGCAAGTGTTCATATGCAAGTTGTAGTCTAGATAACAAATCTCTAGCAGTTGAAGCTTTGTTGGCCAATACAGCTACATTAACATTCTCATTAAATATGATATAATGAATTAGATACGATAAGACCACTGTAGACTTACCAGATTGTCTCGGGAGTTTACAAATAGTAAATCTATTTTCGTGAAATGTACTAACAATTTCTTTCTGAAATGAGTACATATTAAAGGGTACTAGGCCCTCATCAATACTAACAATATTTACATATTGTTCAATAAAGTGAATAGGATTTTGGCTACATTTTATAAACTCTGTAATCTGTTCTTGAGTATATTCTTGTCGAACCTGTGCAGATTTTAGATTGGGATTACCTTTATAAGTTTCAATTGTCATCAGACTTGTTCTTTAGCAACGCTTGAAGTTCTTTTGTACTACCAATAAACAAAGCGTTGGTGACATTTTTTGGTCCCTTATCAGGAACTTCTTTAAGTCGCTGCATCTTTTCTTGTAAGTCCGCAAGCCTTTCTGTGACTTCTGATACCGTCTTAATCAACTGTCCTACGACTTCATAAGTTCTAGGATGCTCTTGTTCTTTTGCTAGGTCCAAGATACCTGTAATAGCGTCCTGGCCTCTCTCTATTAGGTTGTAGAAGTTTTCTCGGCTGTACCTATAGTCTGAGTCGATATCTTCTGACTGTCCCTCAGCGACCAGTATAGCCTGTTCTGGACGGGGTATTAGGGGTTTGGGATCTAATATTTGTTCTTTGATATTTTTTGTTAAACCTAAGGCATCACTGATCGCATTATCTACACTTGTCATTATGTCCACTCACTAGTTGTTTCGTTAAATCCGAAATTATCATCTCCCGCAGTCTCATCAACAACAGCCTGAGTTGTAAATCTCTGCACTCGTTCCGGCGCCTGATCTTGCAAATCACTGTATGTATCTGCCTGTACTTTTGTAATCGGTTTCGCAGTTGTAACAGGACCGTATACATATGATTTTGCTGTAAATCCTAATGTGTAAATGATAGCTCGTCTTGTAGTAAAATCACCCTCATAGGTATCTTCGTATGCAATACTATTTAATATTACAGGAACATCTCTAACGATATCCATTTCAGGAACTTCTTTAATTGACACAGTATATTCTGGTTGAAAGTATGGTAGTATCTGTTCTATTATTTGTATACCATCATCACTATTTTTAGTCATAACAAACAATTCAAAATTCATATTGTAAGGAACTGGCGTATACTGAGTCTGCATTTGTTTCAATTTTTTATCAGCAGTATTCGATAATTTTTTCTGTCTAATAATTCTATTTAATTTTCTTGTAGGATCATAATCGAAAGATTGAATTTCAAAACCCATACGAGGTAGAGTCATTGCCACCTTTTGTGTAAGACCAGGATCAGCTTCTAATCGAACTATAAACTTCTGTTTAGGTCCATAAGCCAAAGGAACTTTCATTGACTGTGAATCTGTCCCAGTACTATTCTTTCTAGTAATAATAATATCATTAAACAAACTACCAAACGCTATGATAGTTTTTCGTAAGCTTTCGTTGTAAAAATAATGTCCTAACATTTTATATTGTCTCCGATGGTTCACCAAATGGGTTCTTTTCGGTGAAGTCTAATACTGCATCGGCACTTGAAAATTCACCAGTACCAGTTACAGCTTCTTCTATCCATGTATTATCTGATAACGGATCAGAGGTCGCCAATGAATAATCTTCATTGATGACAAAGAATGAATAGTAATCGTCTGAATCTTCCATGAGTATTGCATCGAATATAGCATCCCCATGTGGTTCTATTGTAACCCTTGCACCTGTATGATGTGCATTGTTTAGTCCAATATCATCTTGCAGTGTGACCTCATTACCAACACCACTCCAAGAGAATACAACAGTTTCAGCTGCATTATTCTGATCTGCATGTATCGTCAATGATCCTGTTGCAGCATTATTTGCACCACTACCCAGCAATATTGATGCAGTACTTGTCAATATAATATTCTGAGCGCCGGTAACAACACTACCATTGAGAGTTGTAGAAATTGTATTTGTTTCACTCTCACCAGTTAAACTACTACCAGCATTAGCACCACTAGCATCTGTAGCATTAAGTATAATAATTCCATCAGCATATATGTCTGTTCCACGCTCAAGAGCAAACAAGTTATTATACAATGTTGCCCGAGCAGTTTGTTCACCAAGAATCTGCCAGTCATATGCGTCTGTTGATCTTTCGGTTTCAATGACATCAATTGCTTCAATACCTGTATCCAAATCTTCACTAGAGTATTCGACTGTGCGAGTAAATAATTTATATACTGGTAGATTATCTAATTGATAGAAAGGATCATCTTTATCAACAAAACTAATTTCTAAAAGTCTACCAACTGTAGGCATATAAATCCAATCACCTTCATTTGGTCTTAATGCACTAATCAGATTTGAATTTGAACTTACCAAATCCAACCAACGCCTACGAGAAACAGTAAAAGTTGTTTCATCTCTTATCTCTAAACCAAATCGTGATATGATTTCCTTTTCACCTTCAAAACCTTCATTGGTATCCATATACATCTCCACCATGTAGGCATCAGTAAATTTGGATAAAGGGGACTCACCAAAAAGCTCATCCTTATTTACCATCGTCCGAGGTAGATAATATACATCGTGGCCATATATCTGAATGGCCTCTATTGCTAAATCTTCATAGAGGAGTTGCTCAGAGATAGTACCCTTGGAGAAATAATGATTAGTCGGCATAAGGACCTCTGCTTGGGGGACCGTTCTTTGCGTGTCTATACTCTCTGGCCTTCATCGTGAGATAGGCTTGTCTATTGTCGCCAGAGGCGTGACCACCTTTCCAGTTACCACCCTTAGCACCAGTTCGTTTTCTGTTGTTCTCTGCGACACCAGGCTTGGGAGCATA